GTGGCACAAAATGCAGGCGCCGCAGCAGCATACTCATTTATCGTCAAATATAGTAACTTGTTCTAGGTGATCATCAATGCCTTCGGTAATTCAGGGATTTGAGGTTTTAACAAAGCCAAAAGATACCAGCGCCGAGTCATTCCCCGTTTTTATTCAAGTCCCAGCAGGAACCACACGCACTATTGTTTTTCCTACTGAATTTAACGCAATAGCCATTTCCTGTTTAATTGAAAACCAAGACGGGGCTAACGCTGCATCATTTATGTTAAACAGTTCCACTAATACACCCATCAACCTCGCGGCCTCTACATTTCGTTCTTTTGATAATATGAATATTGTATCTATTACAGTCACAGCAGGGGCAGCCGGTGTGTGTGATATATTCGCACAAGTCACACCTAACCCAGTATTTCAAGCCCAAAAATCGCCGGGTTCACCAGAGGGAAAATTATAATGGGATTCGGTGGAGGCGGTGGCGGTTCTAATAATGTGCCGGCACATTTTCACAATAATGTAGTAAATAACGGAGGTGCCTTAAAGGCTAATCAATCAACTGTTACCGGAACCGGCATTACTTTTAATTCAGGAAGTGAAGTTCCAATCGAGGTGTTAATGTGACCACTAAAGTTATTGTAGCAAAAACTAACGGTTTTGTAATAGCTTTAGATGCTACTACATCAACTGTAAAGACTTTATCAAATGCAAGAGTTAGTGGTGCAACGACATACTACGATGAGACTGGGGCACAATATCAGGTTCCTGTGGGTAAGGTCTTTTGTGCGATGTCCCTTAACGTTTTGATTGAAGGAACCGGAACCGGCAATTATGAATTATGGAATAGCGGTTCCGCTAATAGTGCATCGGGAACCCAAATAATGCAAGATCGTATCGCACAAAATGATATCGATTATTCTAACATTCCGATTTATTATGAAATACCGGCGGGAAATTACCTTAACATTAACACATCTAACACAGAAGCAGATAAAATAACAACTTCAATTACAGGTGTAGAAGTAGATGCTTAAGGAGGTGTAATTATGGAAAGTCAAATATTAATCGCAATAGTTGGGTTAGCAGCAATTATAACGCCAATATCAACAATAGCGATGTTAAAGGTTCACAACGCTAACAAATGATAGAATATACGATAGCAATTAGCCTGGCCATACTAGGTTTAACGGTTCATAATATGCGGTGCATCCATAGAGTAGAAAAAAAACTACTTTATTTTATGTACAGTAATAAAGAACCCAAAGATCTAGATGATAAGTGAAAGTATTAGATTTATTTTGCGGTTTGGGCGGCTGGTCTAAAGCCTTTGCACAGGCAGGGCATCAATGCACCGGTATTGATATAAAAAATATTGGTTATCCTTACAAATTTATCAAAGCCGATTTGTTTGACTGGGAACCGGATGAACATTACGATATTATCTTAGCGAGTCCTCCTTGTACAAATTTTTCACAAGTTGTTAAAAATTGGACAGGGAAATGTAATGAAATGAAAGGTCTTGATTTAGTTCATAGAACTTTTTACTTGATACAAAAAATTAAGCCGGCTTTTTGGGTTATAGAAAACGTTAAGGGCCTGGCCGATTTTTTACCTCCTCAAAATTATATTATTCCTTATGGAAATAAAGGCGGTTCTAAAAAAGCATACTTATGGACAAATATTAAAAATTTAGAAATTCCCTTAATTGATAGAACTCTGAATAGACACGCTTTTAAAAGCGGTAATCCAAAACTCGCGGAAATACCCTTAGAATTATCTACATCAGTATTAAATTCAGTAAAAAAAAGAGGTTAGAAGGTGTCTTGACACCTTTTACAAGCCACACCTCTTTTTACAATAGAACCGCAATCTGTGCAATACCATTGTAAACGGCTAGCTTGTACTAAGCCCTTCAAACTCATTTGAAAAGCCTCCTGTATACTCTTTCCAAGTCGTCATTCATAGTTACGTAAGACATATCAAACGTGTCTATGTGATATTCTTCTAAAAGTTGGCGTATAGCCACTTCTGGCAAGCCTTCTTCTTTTTTTGCCTGGCCAAACTTTAGAAGTGCATCCCTTCGTGCTTGTGGTGCTGTACTGTTCACAAAATAAGTAAAAAAATATAATTAATTAAAAGTTTTGTCGAAGAAATTTACACCACAAGTCTAATTTTTTCATCTTGTGGTGTGCCACAACCCCAAGAGATGAAGTTCCCCCAGTATGCCAATCCCTTATACATAGGATTGATACACTCGGTCATAAAGTTAGCGAAAACTAGGGTAGATAGGGGGTTCCTAGGGGGAAAGGAGGGGTAAACACAGTAAAATACAAGTAAAATCATCTAATTTATGGTATGGAATTACTTGTTTCAGAATTATATATCTTGGCTGCTGTTGTATGTGGAGGCATTACCACTATTATTTTTGCTCGGAACAGGTTTGGTAATACTGAAATTAATACTAAACTCAAAAACCGTTATAACGAATATATTGCAGAGCTTGAACATGAAAACAAAAAACTCAAAGGACAGGTTAACAGAGCAAAACAACCAGTTAGAATCAGCGAAGAAGCGGCAGAAGATCCCTTATCCGCGATTAGTGAAGTTGTCGAAGGCTTAGTTCCTCACTTACCGCCATCAATTAGACCATTATTAAAGAGTAAAAAGGCAGTAGATTTTATCACAAACTATGTACAGCAAAATCCAGATGCAGTTAAAGACATTATCGCAAAATTTACTAAACAACCAACCGCAAAAGGAAATTCTCAGCCGACAGCAGCGATGGAATCAACCCTGTAAAACTTGCGAAGATACAGTAACCGGTATACCAACTGGCTTAGTTTATACCAATGATATTACTTCTTCCGGTGTTGAAAAGTTTAGTCTTATGGATTGTCCAACTTGTAAAGGTGAAAAAGTAGTCTATGGTTAAAAAATCGACTTTAGCATTAATCGGAATAGGCATAGTAGGCATATCATTACTAGCAGCCAGGCCTAAAGTAATTACCCGAACAGAACCGGAACCAATACCAGTCCCAGTTCCGGAACCGATAATTATTCCTCAATTTGTCGAAACACCCCTTAATCTAGATAATGCACTTGCAAGAGTTAAGCAAGAATTTGGCGAGATCTTTACCCGAACAACTGAAAGAGTGAGAAAAGATTATCAAATTACATTAGGTGCCGACCGTTACAAATGGATTAAAAACTTTGAAAACGTTACAAAAGAAGTGCAATTATAACGAAAATCGACACCTTTTTAACTATATACGCATAGATTTGATATGGTAGTTCTAGGAAAAATAATACCAATAGCCTTGGCTGGCTTAGCCATATTCTTCCTTGGAAATGCTATTGCTCGACCAGCTCAAGCTCGTTTGACTGGTGCAGCACTAACAGAAACTGGTGTCGGTTTAGGTTCGTCATTGTCCTCAATCGGTTCCGGTCTAGGTTCACTATTGGGAAATGTCGGGACAGGTTCAGCCCAACTATTGAACCCGCTTTTCTCATTAAAGACGTTAATTTACGGCGATGCAGCCTCACAATCTGATAATCAAGTTAACCAAATTGAAAACGCTTCAAATTATACCATTGACATTCCAACCCCTAACACCGCTTCTTCCAGTCCAGCCGTGAGTCCTGAATCAGCACCAGAAACAAGACAATCTGTCATTACATTCCCTTCCGGTGCAAGAACCACTTATCCATTAAGCCAAGCTGCAATAGATTATTATCGAAACATTGGAGTTGATATTTCCTAATGGCAAAACGTAGAACAGCCAAACAAAAGGCAGCCACTCGTAAACTTGTAGCCCTCAATAGACGTAGAAAACGCTCTACACGCAAAGGCGGTGTACGAAAAACAGCAAGGCGTGCATATATGGGTCTACGAAAAACAACACGTAAAAGACGAAAATCGGCAACTATAAAAAGACGTAAACCAAGAAGAACTATGCGTAAAGGATTAAAATCCATAACAAGCGGTTCAACCGTTAAAAAAGTCGCTTTAGGACTGGGCGGTGCAGCGATGGCCTCAGCAGTCGTAGCAGCAGTAGCCCCGCAATTCTCAAGAGTAGCAGCACCAGCCGGTGCATACTTCTTAGGAGGAATTGAAGGTGTCATCGGCAATTTTGCTTTTGACTTCCTAAAAGGCAGAACAGGCGGAGGAACAGCACAAAACGCATCACCCGCGATGGAGGTTCTATAAATTGGCAGTCCCAATAATGAGAAGATACACCTTTGCAAACGCCGCAGCAGCACTAAACGTCTTCGAGTTAGCAACAGATGATGTTACAGGCTTATCCGTTCAGCAACTGAACAAAGACAATGCTATCATTGACTTTGTATCAGCACCAGATCCAGCAGCCGGTCTTACTTATCAAGCAAGACTACTCATCAACAATCTTGAAGCTGGCCCGACATTCTTTAGTGATAACTCTAGTGCAGCATCCGCTGGCCGTACAGTTCCAGGCCCGCTACCAATAGCAGTAGGCGGTGCAAGTGGAGGCAAACAAGTATCTTATAACGTGGCACAAAATGCAGGCGCCGCAGCAGCATACTCATTTATCGTCAAATATAGTAACTTGTTCTAGGTGATCATCAATGCCTTCGGTAATTCAGGGATTTGAGGTTTTAACAAAGCCAAAAGA